GATTAAAATTTTTCCTTGATAATTATCCCAATCTACCTGATAATCTTTATAGTTAATATTTCCAGGACCACTTCCAGTTTCTTTTTCAATTAATTTATTTAATGCGTTTATTGTATAAAAACATTCACCCTTTTTATGAACGATTATTGTGGTTGGGAAAAAGGAACTTGTATTAACCCTTTTACCATCTCTAACATATACCCTAAAAGTTATAATCTTCTTTTCTGGGTCCTCATCTATATCATATATAAAAATCCTTTCGTTTGGTACTTTAAATCTTTTATATAGGTATTTTTTAAAACTATCTATTTTATCGTTTAAAACAAACGAAGCTAATGTAATTATTTTAGTAGTATTTTCCATATTTAACAACATAAGGAACTAGTTTATACTTATTATCTAGTTTTTTTATAAATTCCTTACATTTATTAAATATTTCATTATCGATTAAAACACTATTTCTTAGATTAACTACTCTTGTTATAATACTATTAGTTTTTATACCAATAAACTCTGTAATTTCTAAATTTACTCCAAAAATTATATTTTCCCCTAAAATATACAACATATTTTTATCAGTAAAATATGAAATAGATTCGTTTAATGAATAGATTTTTTTTAATATTTTTTTAATTTTTTGTGGTTTATCATGGATTGGATCTATATAAACATATGATAATTCACTACCAAAATTATCATAACATACCCTTTTGAATATTATTATATCATCATCATAATCCACTCTTCTTTCGGTTGGTAAAAATGTCCAATATAAATTATCACTGATTTTTTTATTTAAAATGGATATCTTATCTCCAAATATTTCTTTAGTTTTACCCCAACCAACAATAAGTGTAGGTAAAGAAAAGATGATACTATATTTCCAATATTCATATCGCAAATATAATATATTTTTTTTAAAAATTCAATTGTTTACGTTACGGCGTTGGCAATAATCGCAAATGGGTCATTATCACCTGGGATAGTTCCCTCTACATTTATACCTAATAAGTCATATGTGTTTAAAACTCTATAAAATGCATCAAATGATAGTTTCATCTTTTCACTTGAACTATTATTTAGTAAATTAACAATCAAACTAAAATTATTAGAGCTACCACCATTAGATAATTTATACGCAGTATCAGTTGAATTACTTTCAGAGATCGGTAACCCAATATATTTCCATTTTATGATAGACACCTTTATTAGTAATTCCAAATTCCAAGTAACATTATCTGGGTCAGAAAGAATATCTATAGGTAATATATCGTTAGCTATGGAATATTGTCTTTTACCAATAATTGGTATGAATCCTCGTCCTCTATACATATACGCTTCATCTACTTCACCTGGGGTGTTACCGTAATCATTAGTGGGTTTTTTATAATAACTTTTTTGTACTGTATTTGGATCTGATTTTACATTCCAAGTCTCTTCTTTTAATTGGAAATTATTAGATATTGCTAACATATTTGCTAATAACATTGTAACTTGTGATTTAGATATTATTTTTTCCCTTTGAAATTCTGTAGTTAGATATGTAGATAATTGATTAAGGTCTAAATTTATCTGGTTTTCATATTCCGTATTGGGGTCAACCCCCATACTAATTAATTTATCTCTAGTTATTTCCATTATTTGGGGGTATTTGTGTTGTTATATCTGGGAGCTCCCCACTAGTTACATCCTGCCTATCTCCAAAAAATTGTTCATCTGGATTATCATTAGGGTCAATACCTATAGTATAAGGATCATATGTTTTATTACTTAATTTATCTATATTTGGTTCCGATATTTCATCAGTTTCATCTAAACCAATACCTAAAAAAGTAGTAACTTCTTCTACTGGTTTTGATATTATTTTACTTTGTCTTAACCCAGTAAATGTTGTTGTCATATGATTTGGTGTTATATTATGAGTAACGCTTAATATCATATACGCCCCATGAAAAAATGGAACATTATCTAGCTGGAAATACATCATTGGTTGTATATTCATACACCCTAATGATTCCACAACACACGTATAAGATCTAGTCCTAAACATTCTATATAAATCAGTTCCTTGATATGTTCTCTGAGTTCCACCCTTTTTATCTATCAAATCACTTAACGCAGCAAAATATTCTGCAGTTTCTCTATGTTCTTGTTGGTTTAATGCGACACTCTTAAAAAATGTTTGGTTTTCTGCACCATAAGCTACCCGAAAAGCCACTAAATTAAATTGTTTATTATTACTATCTGTTTTATTACCTGTAAAATCTACTGTAGGGTTATCGAATAAAGAAAAACTATCATTTTTATATGAATATCTACTTTTTTCATCTAGGTCTAATACTTCTGACGATCCACCCACATAAACACACAAATAAGTTGGACCACTACTAGAGTTTCTATCGGAAATATTAGTAATCGGTTTAAACATATCCCTGACCTCATCTGGGTCTTTAAAATTGATATAACTAGGTATTATTTGTAATAAAAAATTACTATCTCTTAATATTTTTGAAATGTAAAAATAAACACTAGTATTTAAATTTTCTGATAATGTAGCAACACTATTTAAATTTATTACTGCATCATCTCCAATATCATTAAATGCTCTATCAATAAACCTAAAATAATCTATAAGTGGGATAGTATTATTGGTACAAGCATTAAAACATAACTTATCTTTTTCTGTTCCTGCAATCCATTTATCATAAACATTTTTAAAATAATTATATACACTTAATTTAATAGTTTCTAATTGTTTATCATTATTTTCTGCATCTATTTTTGTTTTTTTATCTTGCTCAATTTCACTGGATTGAAATTTTTCTCTAAACCTATTATAATAAGCATCAAACCCTTCTACTGATAAGCCACTATTTAATCCATTAGATTCAAGTATGTCAGGGGCAGCAACAATAAAATCTGAATAATAAGATAGGTGTTTAACTAAATTCCTAGCCGACATATCTTTTTCATCTGTTGTTTGTTCCACATTAGTATATTTCACAAACAAATCTTCTAATTTTTCAGAATTGCTTTCTGCATATTTTATAAAATAATCTATTAATGTTTCTTTTGTTTTATCTGGTAAATTAATTAACTTATCACTAATAATAGTGCCTGAGTCATATAACTTTAGACTTGGATCACCAATATCATACAAATATTGATTTAATGGTATTGGGGGGGTTATTTCTGTGTTATTCCATACTATTGGGTCAGTTGTTTGTGTTGCTCTCCATAATGTTCCACATACCCATAATAAATAATGTTCAGGAATTCTTATTACTCTCGCACCAACTGTACCATCAAATATTTTTAGAACTGTATCTTCGAATGGTTGAAATGGTAATGTATTTAATAGTAATAAAACTTTTGACGGTGCATTAGTTTGTTGTGCAACATATAAATCAGTATCCGTTAATAATAATGGTTGTTGTGTGGGTTGTGATGATTGCGATGTATTACTTCTTCTAAAAATATTAATATAATTAGTTTTTGTTGACGCACCTACACTATTGGTTTCATCTTGTGATAACCCACCATCTATTATTGAAATATCATCAAAGGAAAAAGTAGATTCATTAGTAGTTATTTCTTTTTTAAATTTTGAATTTATATCTTCACCCCATACACCGTAACTTATATTTTGTAATTTTATATGATTTTTCCACGTCGAGTTGATTGGAAGTCCTGTTTGAAACCCTCTGGTGTAATCAGTAGGTTTTGTGTCTTGGATAAAGATTCTTTTATATGAACTTGTTGATGTTACTTCTGTGAATAGATTTAATCCTTTGTTATACATATCTCTTTCATCTAAAAAAATATATTCAATATCATTATTTCTATACCCACCTACCATAATATCACCAATTTCTGGATCCGTACCCTCATTTATTTTATTATCTATTAAAAATCCATCTTGTTCTGCTTGACTCTTTAACTTAGTAGCACTGGTTTCATCAAAATAAACTGTTAACATTTTTCTAATTGTCGGCTCATCAATAAATTTATTTGCAAATGTCCCATCAAATTCACCAAATGCGGATAAATCCGTATCCACCATTTTACTATAATTCTTTGATATAGCAAATCTGGTTAAAATTACCTTACGTATCTCTTCTTTTATTCCTTCCTCTCCCTCATCTAATATCACATTAGAATTAAATTTAAAAAATGGGTTCTCTTCGAAATCTATAGGGTTAATAGGTACCCATGTATTGGTATCACTACCTGTTAATGCTGTATTTAAGGTAGTTCTCCTATTAGCATCTAATGCCGCACTTTTTTCTACAATTCCTGATGTTACATTATTAATATATGTTATTTCAGGAAAACTTTGTTCAGTTATTCCTTTTTCTTTTAATTCTTCACTTCCTATATATTTCTCTATTAATTCTCCAGATTCTTCTACTAATATTTTAGGGAAGGGATATATGGTTGAACTTCTAAAATCACTTTGATATTCCGTATCAATATCTGTTTCTATATTATAAGCGTTTGTTAATTCAACACCCCTAGATTTACTTAATGATGTATTAACTTTTGATGCAATATCATATGTTGATTGTAACAACGCTTGAGTATTATTACATATAATTTCGAAAACTGTTCTCACAGTTGGGTTAAACCCTAAAGATTTTTTAAGTTTTTCATTTATTATTTTATTTACCTCCTTTTGTTTTTCTTTCTTAATTACATTTATATAAAACACCATTGAATTAACTATTGATCTCATTTCATCAAATTTAAGTGCAAATACTACATCTTGGGAATTAAATTTACCAGGTCCGATAAAATCTTTGTCTTTAATAAGTGATGTATCAAAATTATTATTTTTACCACCTTCATTACCTAAAATATTTCTTATTTGATCTAACGCATCAGAAATAGTTGTTATATTTTTTGGTTTACTAGTATCTAAACTATTAACATTTAAAGGATTTCCAGTTGCGAATTTAAATTGTAAACCATCTAAGTATCTAATCTTACCGCCAGCCATAGTAATTGAATCAAAAGGTGAGTCGAAAGTATACCCATCACCTTTACTAACAACTATACCATCTATAATATTGGTTAAAATTTCTTTATTTGCTGGGTCATTTTTAAACACTAAATAATTTAATAATAAATCACTATATAAAAAACTAATATAGTCATTAACCACATCAAATGTGGAAACTTTAAATATTAATATATCTCTTATTGATAAATAATCGACTCCAAGTTCCAAACCATCTATTTCTTTTGGGAGTGGATCAGTTTTTATTTGTCTTGGGTCATTTGGTAAAAGTTCATATTGGGATTCAAAGTCTTCTGTTGATAATTTTTTACCTGATGTTTGATCTATTGGGTCTTTTTTTATCGGCCTACCAATAAATTTTTGTATTCTTTTAATTTTTTCCCTTTGGGTGTTAATCTTTACTATTTCATTATATTCAGGAATAGTTGTTTTTAGAACATCCACATCTACCTGTAATCTACCAATTTTTTTAATAAATTCATCTAATGGTGGTGTATCTAATAGTACCCCTTCAGGTGTTTTACTACTTTTTAATTTTAACTTACTTAATGCCGCCCTTCCTTCTTCTGTGTTGTTTACCCCTATTATATTACCTATTGTTATATCCGCTAAAAATGCTTGCTGAAAGCCTAAAAATTTTGCATCTATATCAAAATTTCCAGTAGATGGGTCAAATTTGGAGTTCCAATTAACCATATGTAAACAATAATCTACTGGTTTACCAAAATACCCCTTTACTGTTAGAGTAAAGATTGGATATGGCATTTTAAAAAAAATACTATATGGTGATTTTCTATTATCTTCAGATATTATATCAAATAACGCGCTTCCTCTAATATCAGTAAATGATATATCAACTTCTGGCACTAAACTTGAACTATATTTTATATTAATACTTCTAATACCAAACCCTTCTAACGAACCATTACTATATGTATTTTTAACACCACCTATATCTGTATAATTTGTGGTAGCATAAGATTCTGTTTTTCCCATTAAATTTTTTATTGGGGCACCAGATGCATCATACTTAACTTCAGTTGCAATAAAATTTATTTCACCGATATTACTTTCATCTAAACTATTATCTGTAGATGTTAAATTATATACCCCTCTACTTCTAGGTGTTGCAGTAAATTTAACATATATGAACATATCCTCAGTAGGTATAGTCCCCCTTCCAGGTGGGTTGGGATCAATTAAAAATAAACCAGCTTTTTCTTCTACTTTTGGGTCTTTATTCGGCATATCAATTATTAACTATTACTACCATACAAAGTTTCATATCTTTGTACCTCTCTTATATATTGTTGTAAACTATCTTTAAATGGGAATGGTACTCTAATAACTTCATTATTGGGTATACTTCTACACCACCATATTGTGGATTAGCTAACATTATTAACCACCCATGATATGGATTACCATAATATTGTTGGCTTAGTTTGTCCATCCTATCTCTTTCAGTTTTATATACCACAGTTTTATCACTAGATTTTGGCTCTATTTTTATAAATGGTAGTGGAGTATACTTACCATTAAAATTAAACTTCTGATACCTATTATAATGTTCCCATAATTTAATTTAGTTTATTATTTCTTATAGTAAATGTTTTAATTTTACGACTACCCTTTTCATTATCTATATAAAAAGTTGTTACTATTACATTAGGAATAATCTCTTCTAACGCTTTTATCTCTGCTTTTTTACTAACAATCTCAGATAATATATTATATTTTATATTAGGATTTGTTTCTGCTGCATAATCAGCTGTTAATGTAACAATTTCAGATTCTATAGTTACTATCTTTTCCGAATTACTAAATCCAAGTGAAAATTTCTTTATTCCACTTATATCAAATACATTACTACTTTCTAAAAATTGTTCTTTCACCCATTCGGTTTCATCAATACTATCAGTTATTATTACCTCTATATTACTATCAGGTATTGTTGGTATACCACCTACCAATGATTCAACATAAATATTTTTATCTCTAGCATTTATTATTAATGTAGGGGGTGTTTCGTTTGGTGCTGCTTGATCAATGGGATTATCAGGTATATTTTCATCCATTTGATTTAATGGTACAGATTGTTTTATTGTGCCAGTTGGTGCATCACCTATTAATGATAAATCCTTTAATGAATTTTGTATTTGTGGGAACAATGCTTTTTTACCATCTATAATACGTGCACCTATAAATTGATCAATTTCCAATCTATCTGATCTTCTATCATACATCTCAGTATTAGCATAAAAATTAAATGATAATGCATTTTGTAATCTGTTAATTGGTCCTTGTAATGATTGACCACCTATTATATCTATACTCATAGTAATATCTGCCATCATTGGTTGGACTCCTATCCCTTCAGGGTTAAGATCCCATTGTGGGGCATTACCAGTATTATAATTTATTGATAAACTATTAATTACTATTTTTGTGTAAATAAAATCTCCAATTCTTAATATACACACTGGTGGTCTACCAAATGCTAAATTTTGTGGTTGAATGGTGTCATCTTTATCGTAGATACTTGGTCCTTGTCTAGTACATTGTTGTAAAAAGGTAACTCTAGTATTTAAACCTTCAGGTGTTGTAGAATGAAACCCAGGATGGAAATATTTTATTTTTTCTGATATAGTAGCAAAATAATTTGGGTAGGTGTCATTAACATAATCAAAATATTTTGATTCATCAATCCTAATATTATCAAAAATTTGTGAATCTACTGGTAACGCTGCTAAATCTCCTGGTGGTTCAATACTTTTATGTTTAGCCTTTTGTAGCGTCATATGATATTATCAAATCCACCCTTCTACTTTGTGGGTCATTCGCTAATGTAGATTCGATAGATTTAGTTTCTATAGTAAATTTAATTCCTTTTAATGATTGTAATACAACTTCTACCTGCGTTTTAACATCATTAGCTCTTTCCGATGCTAAATCTTTAGGGTTTGTTTCATCACTAGACGCATATCCATTTATAACAACCTTAACTGTTTTATTGGTTGATTTTTGTTGTGATAAAAATAATGTAATTGCAGATGAATCAATATTAACACCCGCTGATTGATTTTTATTATAAAATAACTGATTTTTTTCTTTCGCAGTATAATTAGATGCAGTTTGTTGTTGTTGTTGTTGATTTAAC